CTCCAGCTTCGGCTTTAATGAGATCATACAGTACTTTACCATGTTTCTCAACCATTTGGAATAATAATAGTGTATTACCTTTTCGTGTTAAAGTCAAGTTCTTGATAAAGTTGTTACGAGCAGTGTTACTTACAAGGAAGTCCATCTCATCCTGATACTTTGCTTTGTGCATTGCTTTGCATACATCAGCAGGATACTTCAGAACAAGACACTTAATGCGGAAGTCAGCAAGTGTACCTTCGTCAATCAGTTCTTTTGTTTGCACCACACGCATCACTGGACCAAACAATCCTTCAAGTACCAGTTTGTTGGTTTGCGTACCATCAAGTGTACCTGTGAATCCAAAACGATACTTACACTGAGGCAACTTCTCCATGATACTGGTGAGTGAGTTCGCCTTGAACAGATGTGCTTCGTCGCCAACGACTAGATCAAACTGATCGAAGTATTTCCGAGGCATCTTATAGATGGATTGCCATGTGGAGATATAAACTTTCTTTTCTGGGTCATCTTTTGCTTGACCACTCATGATCAGATGAGTATAATCAATTTGTGGCTTTGAAGCATAAGAAGCAAAATCTGAATTCATCTGAGCAACGAGAGATGTAGTGGGCACGATCAGCAGTGCTTTCTTTATCTTCTTTGCTGCGAAATAATACTTGATCAAAGAATAAATGATAAAGGATTTTCCACTCGCCGTAGGCGAGAGAATGAGAGCTCTGTTGTTACGAATGGCATGAGCCACTGCACGAGTCTGATAATCTCTTGGAGTGAATTCTTTTTCCTTCAAGAATTCTTCAAGTTCATTGACAGGAACATCTTCGGTATCAAGTATTCCGTCGTGTACTGTAAGTTCGTATCCTCTCTCTTCAGCGAATCGTTGGATGTGTTGGATTAGACCAACATAGATCTGCATCGTATTGACATTGAACAAACGAATCTTGCCATCCCAAAACTTATTGCGAACAGCAGGCATAAACTTTGCGCCAGGAACTTCAAACTCAAAATACTGAGATAATTCTTGAGCAGTTCCACGCTCACAGACGATCTTTAGAAAAACTTCGTCTTTTTTATAGATTTCAATGCGATCCATTATTTCCTAATATCACTTTTCGTCAAAGAATCTCTAGCGAGTGCTCGTTCCATAATCTCAACAGAATTAAAACGGACATCTCCAAACAGATATCTCTGTAATTTATCTAACACAACTTGTTCCTTGTTGATCATACACTCAAAGCGCAGTTGAAATGTGTCGTTCTCATTTATCCATGGAGCAATTTCTTCTGCAAGACCCACCAAACTCTTTGGGGCGACATTCCTACCTGACAATGCTTTCCATCTTTCTGCGGATTCTTTGATTGCAGTCAGTTCTCTTGTCAATACAATTTTCTTAAAACCAGAAAGACGATCGATGTTTTTTCTATTATACTTGAGATGACCAACAGCAAAATGATCTTCGGGAATCATCCCAAGAGATTGTGTCAGCGGTTTTCGATAAGTAAATTTACTGGTACTTTCTCTGCATTCTTGCATCTTAGTAAAGTCATATCGTTGATAATCGTTTTGTGAAAGGTGCATGAAAGTATTTTGCATACCAAGTTCTTCAAGCAAATTGGCGCAAAGGTAAGTCCCAGCTTTGGGTTGGCTGATCACAACACATCGCATTAGATCGTCCCATTTGTGAATTTGTACCAATCAATTGCAGACTTAATTTGGAACCCACGGTTGTTGAGACTTTTAATGATTGCCTCAATATAGTCAACCTTCTCTTGTTGCATAGCAACCTTGAGTGTTGATTCAATGTATAGATCGTCTGACTCAATATATGTATCCACTTCGTTCTTGAGTAGTTTTTTGTAGAATTGCTCACGAGCAAGTTGTTTGAGTTCATCACGATCAAGTTCACCAAGATAATACTCAAGCAAAACCTTACGAATCTTCTTGTTGTCTGCTTTCATGCGAAACAACTGTACTCGTTCAGCCATGAAAAACTTGAGATATTTGTTGTGGAGTTTTGGAATTTTAACCGACTCTTCACCAAGTTCGGTCTCATCAATTTTAGAATCTTTGTCCCACTCGGACACGATGTCTTCGATCTTCATAATATAATCCAGTTGTAATCACGCCAATTACAATTGTACCTTATTACAGTACACTGTTCAAGTCATACTTACGATATGCAAATGTAGCGTCTGCTTGCAGATAAACAATGTCAGTTTCTTCAATGTTGAAGTCAACGGAGGAGAGTTCGATTGGATACATGTCTTCAAACTTCACTTCAATGTTTGGACGATATTGATTTGTCATGATCATAAGAGATGCGTCAGAATAAACTTCACCAATATTGGTTTGTGTTCTTTGGATTGCTCTGCGCTGCTCATAGCGATCAGGATAACCAAGACCAATCATCCAGTTATAGATTTCCTGATAGTTCTTCATGTCTTCATCAATACGAAAACGCAAGGACAATGTACCAAATGTTAGTTTGTCACCTGGAACTGGAATCTTAATGAATGGAGTTTCGAATGTATCAATCGAAGAAAGGCTGAGTGTAGGAATAGATGCGTTCGTGCAAAAGTAATTCACATGTGGCAATCTCTTGACAGAGAACTGAAAGCCAATTGGTGAAAGAAAACTTTTGTTGTCAGGTAGTGATGCTTGAATCGCCATAAAATATCTCAGCTTTGGATATACTATTTAGGAACAAAAAAAGGGGAGCCGAAGCTCCCCTTTTAAAACGCTGGGTGAACCCCAGTCTAGTTTTATCATCTTACATCAAATTCGTGACCTTCACGAGTCTGTAGTAGATGTTACCAGTACCAGTACCCAGACGAGCAGGTGGCTTAGTTCCAGTGTTATCAGCAGCGTAAGCAAATGGATTTGCTACCATGCCGTAACGAGTCTTGAAGCCAATCTTAGGCTGGAAGGTATTCTCACCAACCGCACGAACCATCTGCAGAGGTACATATGGGCAGTAGAAGAGACCAGCGTCAAATGCGCTAGAACCCTTGTAACCCAGATTGTAGTACTGATTGGTTAGATCAGAGAAGTAAGGATCGATGTAAACCTTGATGCGACCATTCAGAACACCAGCGAAGGTGTTGCCAGTATCGTCAACATTCAGGTTGTTGTTCAGAGCTGGAGTGTAATCAAGAACACCTGCCATCTGAAGAGCAGAAGCTACATCAGAAGAACAGATCATGATGTTACCCTTGCCACGACGAGTTGCCTTGGCGATTTCGTTAGCATCACGCTCGATTTGGAACATCAGACCCTTGAACTTTTCAACAGACCAACGACCGTTAGAGTCAGTGTCAAGATCGAAAGTACCAGCAGTGGTAGTATTCTTCTGAGCACCAGCAGTAGCGGAGTAGTTGATTGTACGAACAACTTCACGGTTGATTTCAGCGAGGATTTCAGCTGACAGAATGTTAGACAGTTCTGTTTCAGCGTCCAGACCATGAATTGCCTTCAGATCCTGAGCCAATTCCATGGTGTATTCAGCTTTCAGAGCACGAGAAACTGCAGTTACAGCAACCTTCTCGATGCTGAATGCCATTTCTGCGAAGTGCTGACCAGTAGCACCACCGAGTGCTTCAGCTTCAGCAGTAGTCATACCAGTGTGAACATTGTAGCCACCACCAGTGGTAGAGGCAGAACGATCAGCTGGGTCAGTACCAGTCTGAGCAGCACCAGTAGTTGCGTTAGCAGCGATTGCAGATGCAGTGTTACCACCATAAGAACCAGAGAAAGATGCATCAGCTTCGTTGAAGAGAGCTTCAGTACCAGTCTGGCCATCGTAGCGTGAACGCATAGCGAAGATCAGACCAGTAGGACCAGTCATTGGCTGTACGCCAGCGATATCGTATGCGATCAGGTTTGGCATAGAACGACGAACCAGTGAAATAAGAACTGGATCGAAAGTATCTACAGAACCTGCGCTTGCAGTTGAAGAGGATGCGCCCATTGCGTTAGTTGGAGCAGCTTCGCCCAACAGAGTAGGTGCACTATAACCGCCTGAACCATAACCCTGCTCACGAGCAGAGCGTTCCTGGTTTTCGAGCAGCTGGGCAACAGTTGAACGCTTATGAGCATCAGCAATCTTTTCCAGGTCTGGATGCTCAAGAACTGGTTGCCACTTCTTGATAAGTTCATCAGTTTGATACATTTTAGGTCTCCTTCGAGTTACTTTAGCCTAATGTTTAATTATTTATAAAAATTACTTTTTGATGCTCTTAGAAATAGCATTCATATAAGCAGCCATTCCTGGATCCATTGCCTTGTCAGCAGCATCTTCAACTTCGATTGGGTCAGCATCCAGATGGGTTTCCTCAGAGAGATCAGACTTGGCTTCACCGAAGTAGTTCTCTTTGATGGTTTCCAGCTTTTCAGCGTAGGAATCTACATCATCAAACTCAACACCTTCAGCCAGAGAAGCCAGCTTCACTGCCTGTGATTCAGTCAGACCTTCAGAAACTGCGTCAAGCACGATTGCCATCTTAGCTTCAGTGAGTTCAGCCTTGAGTTCGATATTCTTTTCGATTTCTTCGTTAACAGATGCTTCGAGTTCAGATACCTTAGCAGCCAATTCGTCAACGAGGTCAACCTTTTCTTCTGGGATGTCGATGTAG